CCGTGCCCTGCACGCCGCCGCCGATGGTGAATTCGTCACCATCAGCTTCTCCACCCTGAACTGAGGCCCGTCACATGGCACCCATCAACTCCCGTCAGGCCGCCGTCGTCGATCCGATCCTGTCGACGCATGCCCGAGGCTATCGCAACGCCGAGTTCATCTCGCCCTTCCTGTTCCCGCGTGCCTCGGTCCCCAACCGGTCGATGCGTCAGCTGAAGTTCGGCAAAGAATCGTTCCGGCTGCTGAACACCAAGCGCGCACCCGGTTCGAGCGTGAAGCGCATCCAGTACGGCTATGCCTCGGACCCGATCAGCCTGGTCCAGGACGCGCTGGAAGGCGTGGTGCCGATCGAACATCAGCAAGAGGCCATGTCCGTCCCCGGGTTCGATCTGGGCGCGGGCGCCGTCAACATGGTGCTGGACGCTGTCGATCTTGGGCTCGAGTTCGAATGCGCCACCATGGCGCGGACGCTGGGCAACTATGCGGTCTCGAACCGTGTGACCCTGACCACCACCGCGCGCTGGACGCAATCGGCCTCGACTCCGATCGACGACATCAAGGAAGGCAACGAGGCGATCCGCCGTATGACCGGACGCTATGCCAACACCCTCATCCTTGGCCCGAACGCCAAGAACGCGCTGACCAGCCACGCATCGATCAAGGACCAGTTCAAGTACACCAGCGCGCAGTCGATCACGACCGCGCTGCTGGCGGCGCTGCTGGAGCTGGAGAACGTCGTCGTCGGCAAGGCTGTCTACCTGCCGGAAACCGCCGCTGATACCGCCGCCGCGACCGATGTCTGGGGCGATGATGCCATCCTGGCCTATGTGCCGAAGGGCGGGAACTACCAGGTGCCGTCCTACGGTTACTGCTACGAGCTGGAGGGCTATCCGCAGGTCGAACAGCCCTATTACTCGCGGGAAACCAAGTCGTGGATCTACCCGACCACGACCGAGCGCCGCCCCTACATCCTGGGCGCCGACGCGGGCTTCCTGTTCCAGAACGCGGGGCAAGGCTGATGGACGCCCCGCTGGTCAAAGTCCGTATCGGTGGCCCGGCCAAGTTGGGCGGGCGCTGGCTTAAGCCCGGCGATGAGCCGGAGGTCACCGAAGAGGAACGGGTCGCGCTGCAGGATGCCGGCGTGCTGCTGGCAGATGACAACGCGCCGGTCATTCCCGAGGGCACCACGCTCGCGGTCGCCAACGACGGCGAACCGGTCGATCTCGAAGCCAAGGCCCGCGAGTTGGCCGCCGCGATGTTCGATGGCGAACTTACCCGGCTTGAGGCTGAGGTGAAGCACATCATGGCGGCGGCTGAAGCCGAGGTGGCTACGGCTAACGCCCGTGCCACCTCGGCCGAGGCAGAGCGCGACGCGCTGAAGGCGCGCATCGACGCACTGGAGGGCGAGCTGAAGGCCGCAGCCGCCACCGCCCCCAAGGATACCCCCCCGAGCGAGACGGTCGCGAAAACCGCCCCCAAGAAGGGCGCATTGACCACCACCAAGGGCTGATGCCCCTGTCGGCGGGCGGCGCAGATCGCCCCCGACACTGCCCCTCAATCCCAAGGAGTGCACATGCGCATTGTCTTTCGTCCGATGATCGCGGTTGCCTTGGCCACCATGGCCTGGGCCACGTCTCTCGCGACCTTTGTCTGTGATCTGGCCGTCCATGTCGGCAGTTGCATTCGTGAAGCACTGATCTGGTCCATCGACTTCATCGCGCGCCTGGTCTCGCACCTGCAGCCCCTGCGCCGGATCTCGATGGCCGCCACCGCCCTCAATGACCGCTTGGTCGGCGGGGTGCGGATCCACGGCTTCCTCGGCCGCCCGGCCGTGCGGATGCTGACCGGCTGACACCGGCATTGCATGCGGGGCGGTCCACGGGCCGCCCCATCCCCCGCCCTTTGGCGGTCGCACCAAGCGGGTGCGCCTACCCAAGAGCAGGCTCCCAACCGTCAGGATTTCCACGATGACCAGCCACAATGGCCTTCCAGTTTCCGGCTACCGCGCGCAATCCGCCGAGGCGGTTTCGGTCGTGAATGCCAACAAGATCATGGAAGAGCGCGTTCTGCGCCAGTTGGATGCCCTGTCTCTGGACCCGGAATGCGACAAGCGCTGGCTAGCCATCGCCCGGACGCAGCTCGAGCAAGGCTTCATGGCTATGAATCGGGCCGTCTTCCAGCCCGCTCGGATCCGCCTGCCTGGTGAAGAGGCGCAATCTTGAGCTACGCCACCCTCACCGATCTGATCGAGCGGGCGGGCGAGCCGGAGATCCGCCAGATCGCCGACCGCGACCGCGACGGCGTGCCTGACGCAGATGTTGTCGAAGCGGCTCTGACCGATGCCGACAACACGATCGACGGCTATGTCTTCGCCCGCTACAGCCGCCCGCTGCCTTCCATCCCGCCTGTCCTGAAAACCTGGGCGACCTCGATCGCGCGCTATCACCTGCACCGCAACGGTGCACCGGATCACGTTGCCCAGGACTACAAGGATGCCATCACCGCGCTGAAGGACGTGCAGGCCGGGCGCTATGCGCTTCCCGTGGCGGATGGTGAGACCGAACCTCAGGCCCAGACCGGCCAGGTGCTGTCCGCACATCCGCGACAGGTGTTCACCCCGCAAAAGCTGGCGGGGTGGTGATGCTCGCCGACATTCATGATCGTCTGAAGATGGCCGCACCTGCAGCTTTCGCCGCCGTCGAGATCGCCGAAGATATCGACGCACTCACCGAACGTGCCGGGCTTGTCGACAGCGGCTCGGTCATCGTCATGCCCTGGCGGGAGCGCGCTGGTGAGCAGGCCCTCGCCACAGGCGGTCATCGCCAGCGGGTCGAGACACAGTTCGCCGTCGGAATCGTGATCCGGCACTACGACCACATGATGGGCGGCGATCGGGCCGTTCAATTCGATGGATACAAGACCGCTGTCGAGCAGCTTCTCGCTGGCTGGTGCCCGCCTGATGCTGAGCCCTGCGAACTGATCGGCGGGGAAAGCAGCCCGGTCGAGAAGGGTGTCAGCATTTATGTCCAGACGTGGGCAACTGCCCGTTTCCTGACAGGAGCCTGACCATGGACCGTCCCCCGCACGGCGGCCGCTGGAGCCGCGATCCTGAGACGGGTGCCTTGACCCCGGGCGATCCGGTACCGCCGCCCGCCGCTGCGCCTGCCACCCTTCAACCCGAGGCCAACCGGCCTGCCGACCCGGAACCCACCGCCGCGCTGCGGCCGACCCGCAAGAAGAGGACCTGACCATGGCTGTTCGTCGCTGGCGCAAGCTCGCCATGCTCCACAAACTGGAAGCCACCTATGGCACCGATGCCGCGCCGCTTGCGGCCAATGGCATCGTGGCCACCAACATCACCTTCACGCCGTATCAGGCCGAGGAAGTCAGCCGCGATCTGTTCCTGCCCTACATGGGCAACCAGGGCGTGGTGCTGGCCGCCGTGCATGGCCGGATCGAGTTTGATGTCGAAATCGCGGGCGCAGGGGCGGCAGGGACGATGCCGCGCTACGGCTCTCTGTTGCGGGCCTGCGGCATGTCCGAGACCGTGACGGCCGCAACCTCGGTCGAATACGAGATCATCGAAGACGCGGTCGAATCCGGCACGCTCTATTTCAACAGCGACGGTGTCCAACACGTCTTCCTCGGGTCGCAGTGCAATGTTGCGATGACCTTCACGCCCAAGCAGATCCCGAAGTACCGCTTCTCGGTCGTCGGCCTCCTGGGCGAGATCGAGGACGCCGCCATGCCCGCCGTGACCATGGCAGGCTGGATCACCCCGCTGATCGTCAACAAGGCCAACACTACGCTGCAATTGCATGGTGGCGGGTCCGTGGCCGAAAGCCTTTCGGTCGATCTGGGCAACACGCTGACGCCCCGTTTCCTGATCGGCGATGAGCGGATCATGATCTCGGACCGCAAGTCCACCGGCTCGGCCGTGGTCGAGGCGCGGCACCTGGCCGAGATTAACTACTTCCAGCGCGCTCTGGACCGCACGCGCGACGATCTGAGCCTCGTGCATGGCACAGTGGCGGGCAACATCGTCGAGGTGACAGCTCCTGCGGTGGAACTGGGCAGCCCAACCCAAGGCCAGACCGACGGGATCATCAACTACACGATCCCGCTGTCACTCTGCCCGGTCGCGGGCATGGACGAACTCAAGATCACGGTGCGCTGATGCAGATCACGTTCGACCCCGAAACGCTCAAGGATGAGGCCGCCGCGATGATCTTCGGGATGGCACTCGCCCGCATCGTGAAGGACGCCAAAGCCAATGGCAAACAGATGGATGCCGTTCAGACTGCTGTTGTCGAGGCAGTGTCAGCCCTTTGGGAACCCAGCGACGAAAAGGACGTCTGAAGCATGAAATTCACCCTGTCGAAGTCGCATCTCTACTGGTGGCCGGTCACTGTGCGCCTCCCGGATCCCGAAAACCCGGGCCAGATCGTCGAGCAGGTGCTGCGGGTTCAGTTCGAGCCGCGCAGTCGTGACCAGCAGCTGGAAGCGCAAGAGGCGGCGGCCAAGCTGACCAACCTGCGCGACATCATCGCCCATGACATCGCCGAGGCGCGGGCCGTAGTCCGCAATTGGGATGACGTCATCGGCGAAGACGGCCAGTTGGTCCCCTTCACTCCCGAGAACCTCGAGCTGGCGCTGCAGCAGCCTTGGTTCCGCAAGGCTGTGCAGGTGGCGCTGGCCGAGTCGATGAACGGCGAGGAAGCCCGCCGGGGAAACTGAAAGCGGTCGCGCGGGCATGGGCGCTCGCGCGGCTGGGCAAGGCCGATGACCGCGCGCCAGTCTCGATCGACGCCGATCTCGCCGCACAGTTTGCCCGCATGGGTCACCAGGTCGAAGCCGAAACCAAGACGCCCGTCGTCGAAGGGCTCGAGGTCATGGCCCAGAACATCGCGTCCTTCCGGGTCTGGAAGGCCTGCGAGACCCAGTGGCGCGTGATTTCCGGCATGGGCGGCACTGCCTGGCTGGGCCTCGATTACAACGCCGTCGACGTGGTCCTGCGAAGGGCGGCGGTCGCAGAACCGGATGAGGTCTTTGCAGACCTCATGGACATGGAAGCCGAGGCGCTGGCCGCCTTCGCAGAGGTTGAAAGATGAGCAATCAGTTTCAGTTCGCCCTTGTCTTCCGCGCCGATGTGGCGTCGGGCAAGGCCGGGCTGAGTGATCTCGCCACCACTTTCAACCAAGTCTCTACGGCAGGCGACAAGGTTTCGGCGACGGCGCGCAAGCAGGCCAATGATCTGGAGGCCCTCGCTGCAGCAACGGCGCGGGCGGTTTCCGGTCAGGATCAGCTTGCGGCAGCTGAAAAGCGCGCGGCCGACGCACGGGCCCGCTCGCTGATCGCGCCGCTTGCCAATCCGACCCCGGCCATGGCCCCGATGCAGGCGGCATTCCGTCAGACCCAGACTGCGGTAGGCGGCGTCCAGTCCGCCGTGGCCGGGCTGACCGTGAGCTTTGCCGCGCAGGCGCAAGAGGCGGTCGAGGTCGCCAATGCCACGCGGGTCTACCAGTCTGCCCTGGATGACGTCCGCGCCAGCTTCAACCCGCTCTTCGCGGCATCGCGCGCCTATGAACAGCAGCTTGAGCGGATCGCCGATGCCGAAAAGCTGGGTGCGATCAATGCGCGCGAGGCCGCTGCAGCCCGCGCCGCCGCTGCCGAGCGTCTGGCGCCGGGCATGCAGCCCGGCCAACGCGCCGCCCGGCCGAATGGTGGCTATACGTCCAACATCGGTGCGCAGGGCTTCGACATCGGCGTCACGGCTGCGATGGGCATGAACCCCCTGATGATCGGGCTGCAGCAGGGCTCGCAGCTGGCAGGAATTGCCCAGGATCTGGGTGGCGGGACCAAGGCTGCGAAAGGGTTGGCCGCTGGACTGTTGTCGATTGTAAATCCGACCAGCCTTGTAACCATTGGCCTTGTCGCCCTGGGCGCGGCGGGCATTCAATGGCTCATCTCGCTACAGAAGAAGACCCTGACCCTCGACGAGGCGATGGGGCAGCTGAAGACGACGATGTCGGAATACAAGGACGCCGCGCGCGAAGCCGCCAGTTCCTCCTCTACCCTCGAACAACGATTTGGCGCGGATACCGCCGCTGCCCGTGAGCTCTACCAAGAGCTCGAGAAACTGAAGCGGGCCCAGGCCCTCGACATCGCCGGTGAAGCCTTCGGTGCCGCAACTGACGGCATGGGTCTGAAACTGGGCGGAGCAGCAAGCGGCTTTGGCGCTGACCTGAAGATCCTCTCCAAATCTTTCGGCCTCGATATGGGCGAGGATTTGGAACGTGAAGCGGCCAGCGCAGTGCGCAGGGCCATGGTCGCTTTCGACTCAGCTCGCTTTGAGATCGACCCGACCAAACGCCTGGACCGGATGGCCGAGGCCATGGGGCCGCTTATCGACCAGACCGTTGCTGCAATCGACTTTGACGGCAAGCGCACCGACGACGAGGAGGCACTTCTTCAAGTGCTTCTTGAACAGAATGTCGCCCTGCTGGAACAGAAGGCGCTGCTTGACGGGTCGGCACAGTCTGCCGTGGCTCGGCAACAGGTCGATCAGATTGTGTTGGGCTACCGACAGGAGGTCGAGCTTGCAGCGGCAATCCTTGCGACCGGCGAGGATAGCTTGGCGGTCGAGCGTCTGCGCGGCAATCACGCCCGTGAACTGCTCGAGATCAAGCTCGAGCAGATGGGGATCGAGAAGAACAGCGACGATGCCGCGCGCGCCCGGGATGCGCTGGCAGAGCAGCTGGCCGCCCGCGAACGGGCAATAATTGAAGTCAAGCGGCAGGCCAACCTTGATCAGATGGCGGCAATTGACGCCGTGCGGCGCGAGGTCGCCCTGATCGGGGCCAGCAATGCCGAGCGACTAAGGGCGAACGCGCTGGCCGAAGCCGAGATCGAGATCCAGAAGAGGAAGCTCGGTTGGCTTGAAGCCATTCTCTTCCGTCAGCGGGCGATCACCAAAGCAGGTGAAGAGGCGCGGCTTGATCGTGAGAAGGCGCTTTCTGATATCGCCAACGGTAGCCTTATGGACGGCTTTGACGCGCGCATCGCTCGCGAGCGGAATCCTTACATCCGGGCCGAAATTGAGGCCGAGAAGGAGTATGCCAGTCAGATTGCGGCTGGCAATGATGAAACAGTAGCGGCAGCGGCAGCAAACCGGGTGCGCGCGAAATCCCTTAGCGATGTGGCCCGCGAGCAGGAAGACCTTTTGCGCGGTCAGGCTGAGGGCCTCCAGCAGTTGCAGCTGGAACTGGCGCTGGTCGGACAGACGGCCGAGGTCCGCACCCGGGTGCTGGCGCTGGCGCAGGCCGAGCGCGACATCCAGCGCACCGGCTTGCAGGGCGATCAGGCTGAACAGTATCGCCGCCAAGCAACTGCCCAAGCCGAGCTGACCCGCCAGATTGAGGCCAGCGCCGATGCATGGGGCCGTGTTCAGTCCGCTGGCGAAAATGCCGTTGACGCCGTCCTGGACAAGCTGCGCGAGGGCGACATCGCCGGGGCCTTCGAGGAACTGGCCGCCGAGATCGAAAAGGGGTTCTTCGACCTCGCGATCCGCAATCCGCTGAAGAACGCCCTGTTCGGGACCAATCTTGGCACGATGCAGGATGTGGGCGGGCTGGGCGGGATCTGGTCCAAGCTGATGGGCAGGAACGGCGTCGATGAGGCGGGCCTTATCTCGCAGGCGGTTGCCCCGGTGGGCACCATGTCGGTGATGGCCACCACCGTCATTATCGGCGGCGCGGGCGCGCAGGCCTTCCTGTCAGGAATGTCTGGGCCCGGCATGACAGGCCCGGGCGGCTCGGCTGGTTTCGGCGGCGCGAATGGGGGCGGGAACTGGGCTGGCGCCCTTGGTGGCTCTGGCGATGTGCAGTCCACGATGTGGTCGTTCTTTGCGGCCAAGGGTCTGAAGCCGCATCAGATCGCAGCCATCATGGGCAACGCCAATGCCGAGAGCGCGTTCAACCCGCTCGCCAAGGGCGATAAGATCAACGGCCAGTACACTTCGTTCGGCCTCTTCCAACACCACAAGGGCCGTGCCGACGGCCTGCTGGCTGAGACGGGTGGTATGGAGGGCCTCGGCAACGTCAATGCCCAACTGGACTACGTCTGGAAGGAGTTGATGACCTCGGAAAACGGAGCCTTCAAGAAGCTGATGGCCTCGACCAACGTGCAGGAGGCCACCGCCGCCTTCGTGGGCTACGAGCGCCCGCAGGGTTGGACCGCAGCCAATCCGATGGGCGCCCACAATTGGGAAGGCCGTCTCGGGGCCGCCGAAGCCGCGCTGGCAAAGTTCGGCACAACGGCCACCGATGCCACGATGAACCTTGGCACTCTGGGAAGCGGCTTCGACATCTTTGGCAACGCGCTTGCGCAAGGGCTGCAAGGGGCGGCATCGGGTGGAACGCAGGGCGGGCTCATGGGCTTCCTCGGACCTTTGCTCACCGGTCTGGCTGGCAGCCTTGGCATCCCCGGCTTTGCGACGGGCGGCGATCATCGGGGCGGTCTGCGGATTGTTGGCGAAAACGGCCCGGAGCTGGAGGCGACCGGCGCATCCCGGATCTTCAACGCGGCCCAGACCCGAGAGATCCTGGCGCCCCGCGCCGCGATGCCCACGCCCGCCAACCAGACTAGCGCGCCCGCGATCAACATCGTGCAGACCTTCGAGGATCATTCTTCGGGTGGCGTGTCAATCCGGACCGAAGAGACCACGGATGCCCGGGGCCAGCGGCAACAGAAGTTCATCATGTCCGATGCGGTCGGCCAAGGGCTTGCGACCCCGGGCGGCAAGGGTATGCGCACTATGCGGGAAGCCTATGGGGTGAAGCGCCCGGGTCGGGTGCGCGGATGATCCTGACGTGGCCCTCATCCCTGCCGCGCCCCGAGCGCAACACCTGGCAGCTCACCGCGCAGGATGCCCGCCGCAAGCGGCAGTCCGAGGCTGGGCCACCGTCGTTCCGCCGCCGGTTTTCCAGCGCTGCCCGAATGGTCAGCCTGTCTATGATGCTGGACCGCAACCAACGCGCCATCTTCGACCTTTTCTTCCACAACGCCTGCGCCGAGGGCACGCATCTCTTCTGGATGCCGGATCCGTCCACTGAGGGATGGCCCTTGCTCACCTCTGACGGCCTGCCGCTGCTGACCGGCGCCGGGGTGCCGATCCTTTTGGGCGGACAATGGCTCTGCAGCTGGGGCGCCGAGATGCCGGTGGAGACGGTCATCGGTCGCGAGTTCCGCAAGTCCTTCTCAGTGGTGGTGATGCCATGAGCCGCCGTCTGTCCCTGAACGCCCGCATGGCGCTGGATGCCACCACCTCGGCCGAGATCGAAGTGGCGCTCATGATGTTTGACCATCCTGACCTTGAGGAGCCGATCCGGCTTTCAACCGACAACACCGAACGCCTGTCCACCGATCCGCTGACCTATGGCACCCGTTCGACTTGGGCAGGGTCGGACCCGGTAACGCAGCCCTTTCTCTGGATCATCGCCTCGGCGGTGTTGCCCGGCGATGCCGAAGATGCCCCGGCCAGCGCGCAGATCGTCATCGAGAACCTCGACGCCCGGATCGCCGAAGTGCTGCTGTCATTCACCGAGCCCCCTTCGGTTCGGCTGGCCGTGGTGCTGGCCTCCAGCCCGGATCTGATCGAGGCGGAATGGTCAGGCCTGCAGCTGAGCCGGGCAAGCATCACCGCCAGCGAGATCGTGCTGTCGATCGACCGCGATGAGGTCGAGCAGGAACATTTCCCGCCGGGGCGCATGACCCGGCTGACCTTCCCGGGGCTACATCCATGAGGGGCAAAATGATCAAGAAACTGCGCGACCTGATCCGTCACCTGACCACTCGGGGCCAAACCCAAGCCTCGTCGCAACTCGGAACGCGGGTGATGCGCCTCGATTTGAAGGAGTTGGTGGCTACGTCGCCACGAGCCCCTGCCGCTGCCGGTCAACACGCACCAGATCTGCTTCGATCAGATCTGCAAGCTCTCGAAAGAAGGCTGGCAGCGCTTGAGCGGCGCTTTGCTCAATATCCGAATACGATGCTGCCCGGTTGTCCGACAGCACCGGAACCGCGACCTCAAACGAATTCTCCATTGGTATTTGGTGTTCATTCGAAAGGCAGGCGACGTTGAAAGTCACCATGAAGAACTCCGGGTGGCCTACGTCGTCTTCGCGCGCCTCGAAGCGGATGAAGCCGTTCGTCAGGTTGGTCAATTCCATGTTTGTCCTCGGGTGTCTTGAGCACTTGGGGATGAAGGTGTCCGGAGGGCGCTGGCACGCTCTCCGGCACCACATCATGGCCCGCCATCTTTGCCCGGGCAATGCTGGAGGCCCGGCATGAGCTGGTCCAACCGCTTCATCGGCATCCCTTTCCGCGATCACGGCCGGGATTTCGCCGGCGCTGATTGCTGGGGCCTCGCCTGGCTGATCTATCGGGACGAACTGGGCGTCACCTTGCCGGACTATCTGGGCTATGCCTCTGCCGAGGAACAGGCTGAGGTCTCGTCCCTGTTCCGGGGCGCCGTCGCTTCGCCGATCTGGTCGCCTGTCACCACCCCGCAGCCCTTCGACATCGCCCTGTTCCGGCGCGGCCGCCTGACCACGCATGTCGGCGTGGTGGTCAGCCCGGGCCTGATGATTCACGTCGAGGGCGAGGATTGCGCCAAGGTCGTCTCCTACCGCTCCGGCGCATGGCTCCAGCGCCTTGCGGGGCATTACCGGCACGTCTCAAGGGTCCTTGAAGGGGGCGTTCAATGACCGGTATTCCCGTCCTCGCAGCCTCTGCCATCGACCCGGGTCAGAATCGGATCAGCCTGACGCTGCCGCCCGGCATGACGCTGGCCGAGATCGTCGAGGCGGCACTGCCCGGGGCCAGCCCCTCGGTGCGCGCCCGGGCCCGGGTGGCGCTGGTGAATGCGCAAGGCTCGATGCTGATTCCGGCCGAACGCTGGCATCGCATCCGGCCCCGCGCGGGCGTCCAGGTGGTGATCCGCCTCGTGCCCGGCAAGGACGCTTTGGGCGCCATCCTGTCGATCATCGTGTCTATTGCAGCGGTTGCGCTCGGTTCGATCTTCGGTCCCGGGCTTGCAACGCTGCTGGGCGTGTCGGAAGCGGTGGGCACGGCGATCGTCGGCCTCGGGGTCACGATGCTGGGCCAATTGCTGATCAGCGCCCTGATCCCACCCGCGAAGCCCGAGGAACAGCGCAACAGCTACAGCATCTCGGGCTGGCGCAACCGGATGGATCCGGATGGGGCCGTGCCGGTCGTACTCGGGCAGGTTCGCTATGCTCCGCCTTTTGCCGCCCGGTCCTATACCGAGATCGTCGGCGACTGGCAGTATCTGCACGCACTCTTCAACTTCGGCGAAGGTCCGGTCGAACTGACCGACTTCCGGATCGGCGACACCTCGATCGGCGATTATGACGAGATCGACATCGAGGTGCGGCAGGGGCTGCCGGATGATCCGCCCTGCAGCATCTATCCGACGCAGATCCTGGAAGAGAGCATCGGGGTCGAGCTTATCAAGCCATACCCGCGCGATGATCTGGGCGAGTTCATCAGCGGCGCTGCCGCCGAGGAGACCCCAGTCGTCCGCACCACTGCCGCCGACGCCAGCGCCGCCTCCGTGATCATCGCATTCCCGACAGGCCTTTTGTATTTCAACAGCAAGGGCAAGAAGCGCCAGATGCGCGTGTCGGTCCGGATCGAGCAACGCCTCGTTCAGGCCGAAGAATGGCAGCCCGTCACCACCCTGACGATCGCGGCCGTCAAGACCGAGGCGTTCTACCGCCAGCACAGCTGGACCTTCCCGTCGCGCGGCCGCTGGCAGGTGCGCCTGACCATGCTGACGGACGAGACCAGCGACAACAAGGTGATTCAGCGCACGGTCTGGGCCGGGCTGCAGAGCATCCGGCCGGAATACCCGCTGAACTACCACCGCCCGCTGGCGCTGGTCGCCGTGCGGGTCAAGGCCACCCATCAGCTCTCCGGCACGCTCGACAATTTCTCGGCGATGGTGCGGCGCGTCTGCCTCGACTGGGATGCCGCAAGCGAGACTTGGATCAGCCGCGCGACGTCGAATCCGGCCTCGCTCTACCGCTATGTCCTGCAATGCCCGGCCAACCCGACCCCGGCAGCTGACAGCGAGATCGATCTCGCGCTCTTGCAGGACTGGCATGAATGGTGCGCGGCCAAAGGGCTGCACTACAACCGCGCCCTCGATCAGGCCGGGATGACCCTGCGCGAGGCCTTGGCCGAGGTTGCGGGCGCCGGTCGCGCCACCCCGCGCCATGACGGAGTGCGATGGGGCGTCGTCATCGACCGGCCCTCAGACCTCGTGGTCGATCACGTCAACCCGCGCAACAGCTGGGCCTTCTCGGTCAGCCGTCCCTATGTCCGCAAGCCGCATGCCTGGATCGTCGAGTTCCAGGATGAGGGCAACGATTACAAGATGGCCAAGCGCATCATCCGCCGCCCCGGATACGAGGGCGATATCACCCTGACCGAGACGCTGGTCCTGCCCGGCATCACCAACCCCGACACGATTTACCGCGAAGCCCTGCGGCGGTTCCTGGAGGCCGAATATCGGCCTGACGTCTTCGAGGCCACTCAGGACGGCGCCGTCCGGGTCGCCACGCGCGGCGACACCGTCATGTTCAACAGCGATGTGGTGAGCCTGACCCAATGGGCTGGACGGGTCCGCTCGGTTGCGGGCAGCGGTGTCGCGCTGGACAGCCTGGTCACCATGGTCGAGGGCCAGACCTACGCCATCCGGTTCCGCGTCTTTGCCGATGCCGAGGATACGATCGGCACCTCGGCTGTCAGGATTGTCGTCACCGAGCCCGGGGAGACGGATTTCCTGACAGTGACCGGCAGCGGTCCCATGCCCCTCGCGGGCGAGATCCTGCACTTCGGCCTTCATGGCTCGGAAAGCCGTGCTCTGGTGATCACCGGCATCGAGATGACACAGGATCAATGTTCGATCCTGCGGGCAGTGGCGGCGGCACCCGAGATTGATGTTCTGGTCGATGCCGCAGAGGTGCCCGAATGGTCGGCCCGTGTGGGGGCCGAGATCGATCCGGCTCTGCTTGCCCCGTCCGCCCCGCGCTTTGCCTCTGTCACTTCGGG